CTCGTCACCCCGGGCAAGCAGGCGCAGCTCGACGCGGCAGCGTGGGCAGAGTCCGAGGTCGTGCTTTACCTCGCGCAGACGGGCGACTATGAGGTCAGCTCGCCAGGCGCCACCACCGACGTCGCTTCGACGGCCATGGCGTCGGGTTATAACCGCTCGTCGTGGTGGTACCACCAACCCGTCGGCGAGCCGCTCGTCGCGGGGCTGCTCGGCGTCATGCTGCCCAAGCTGCCGGGCCCGGCGACGTGGGCCCACAAAGAGATCGCCACGATCACCAAGGTCCCCTACGACGCGACCACGCGGGGCACGGTCAAAGCTAAGAGCGCCAACTACTACACCAACATGAAGGGCCAAGGCTGGACCCTCTACGGGTGGGCCGCGAGCGGGCGTTTCCTCGACGTCACCGTTGCGATCGACTGGTTCACCATCGGCGTGCAGTCACGCGTCATTCTCCTGCTCGGCAGCAACGACGTCGTGCCCTACACGACCGCGGGCATCGAGCTCGTGCGCACGCAGATCCTCGCGCAGATTCAAGAGGGCATTGCGCAGGGGCTCATCGACGGCGAGCAAGACTATGCCGTGACTGCGCCAGTGCTAGGCGCCATCGACCCCAACCTGAAGCGGCAGCGCATTCTGCCCGACATGAAATACAGCTATTGCCTGTCGGGCGCCATCCATCACGTGCGCATCAACGGCACGGTGCAGGTCTAACAGTCAGACGAGGAGGTGTGCCGTGGGATTCAAGGCGTGGAACATCAACGAAATGACCGTCTCGCTCAATGCGATTCTGCTGTCAAACGGCGGCTATGCCGAGGACGAGGTTGTTACCGTCGAGTGGGATGACGACTGGTTTAGCGCCTACGTCGGCGCAGACGGCGAGGTCACCCGCGTCAGAACTAACAACTTTTCGGCCATCGCGACGCTCAAGTACGCGCAGACCGCAGGCGCAAACGACCTGCTCAGCGGCATTCTGCTCGCTGACATCAAGACCGTAAACGGCGGCGGCGCGGGCGCATTCGCTGTGCGCGACACGGGCGGCAAAACCATCGTCGGCAGCTCGCGCGCATGGATCATCGGGCCGCCTGAAATCAAGCTCGGCAAAACCGTCAACGTCAACGAGTGGCGCATCAAGCTCGCCGACGCGCGCACTGCGTTTGTGGGTGGTCGCTAGGATGCGCACCCCGCAAGAGAAGCTCATATGCGGCACCGTCTATCGCGTCACGCCGCTCGGCGCGAAAGCGGGCCGCGTTATGGCTGTGCGCCTGCTCAAGCTGCTCGGGCCCATGACTGCCAGCTTTGTCGACGGCGTCGTGCGCGACCCGTCTGACGGCACCGGCGCGCTCGCCATCGGCGCGAGCGACGCGATACGCGAGCTCACGCAGCGCATCGCCACCGCCGACGTCGAGACCATCAGTGACGAGCTCGCCAAGACAACCGTGCTCGTGCTCGACGGCGACCGCGAGCCCCTCTTGAGCTCGCTGCTCGATGACCATTTTGCGGCGCGGTATGACGCCTACTCGCAGTGGCTCGGGTTTGCTCTCACGGTCAACTTTGCCTCTTTTTTCGGCGTCTCCGCAGCGGAACCAGGCGCCGCAGCGGGCCTTTGGCAGCGCCTGTCGCAGCTAGTCGAGTCTCTGTCGACGTCCCCGAGGGCGTCGACTGGCATATCCACCGCATCGCCACCTCTGGAAAGTACGCCGACAGCCTGACCGAGATCTGCATGCACTGGTCACTCGACGAGCTCTACGAAGCGCATAGCGTGCTCGACATGTATGACGAGCTCGAGGGCATGCGCGCGCAGGCAGAGTACGAAGCAAGCGCCAGCATCGCCCGCAGGGGGCACAAGTGACGACCACGGTATTGCGCGACCTCGTCGCGCGGCTCGGCTTTCAGAGCGACGCCAAGGGCTTCGACGAGGCCGACCGGCGCATCGAGAAAATCAAGCGCGAGCTGCTCGGGCTCAACAGCGCCACGACCAAGGGCGAGCGCGCAGTGACACGCGGCGGGCGCAACGCAGCGGTCGCCGTCGAGCGTGCCTCGCGCCGCGCGCAAGCCACGGCTAGCAGCAGCAGCGGCGGCGGCGGGCTGCTCGGCACACTCGGGCAGTTTTTTGCTGCCGGCACGATCGCTGCGTTCATCAAGGGCAGCGTCGAGCTCGCGAGCGCCGTCACTGAAGTCGACAACGTGCTCGAAGCCGTGTTTGGGCAGCAGGGGCTCGAGAAGATCCGCGAGTGGAGTGTAGGCGTCGCAGCCGAAACAGGGCGCTCGCGGTTCACCCTGCAGAAATACGCGTCAGAGGTCGGCACGCTGCTCAGCACGATCATCAAAGACCCCGCCAAGCTCATCGAGATGAGCACGGGGCTCTCGCGGCTCGCCGTCGACCTCGCATCGTTCAAAGACACCTCGCCCGAAGAAGCCATACAGGCCATCTCGTCGGGGCTCGCATCGCAGAGCGAGCCGCTGCGCCGCTATGCCGTCGACATCCGCGACGCTGCGCTGCAAGAGTTCGCGCTGACGAAGGGCATCCACGGCAAAGTGGAAAAGATGAAGCTCGCGGAGAAAACCGAGCTCATCTACGCCAAGGTCGTGCGCGACACGGCGCTCATGCAGGGCGACGCGACCAAGACCGCCAAGACATTCGCCAACCGCATGCGCGCGCTTGCCGAGGCCGTCAAAGATCTGCGGATCAGCATCGGGCGCGGGCTCATGCCCGAGGCCAACAAGCTGCTCGCGTGGCTGATACGAGCGTCAGAGTGGTTCGTCACTCTCAACGAGAAAACCGACGGGCTCAAAACCGCGCTCATCGCGCTCGGCGCTGCGTTTGCCATCATGTGGGGCCGCGCCATGCTCGGCGCGCTGCCGATGCTCGCGCTCATCGCTGCGCTCTACATCGCATTCGATGACATCTATACGCTCGCCCACGGCGGCGACACGCTAATCGGCGACTTCCTCAAAGAGCTCTACGGCGCAGACGAGGGGCAGCGGAAAGTCGACCAGCTACGCGAGTCCATTCATTCGCTCGGCGAGTCCATCGCGTGGGTGGGTGAGCAGATCCACAAGCTGCCAAGCTTGCCCGACTGGTTTAGGTGGGCCGCTATCGCGCTGAAAGGCGACCAGCCAAGCAAGCCCGACGTCGAGAAGCAGAAGGCCATCGACGAGATCAACCGCTCACGCCGCGCCGCCATCCAGCGCAACGCCTGGAACGCCAAGCTGCGCGCAGAGGGCCGCACCGACGTGCCCGACGATATGGAGGTGCCCGACTACGTGCCGAGTCTCGCCGAGCAGAAAGTGCTCGACGCCGCCGAGAGAACGCGGCGGTTTCGCGAGGCGCAGGCAGAGCGGGCCATCGCGGGGCTCGCAGCCGCCGACGGGCTCATCGTCGGCGGCGCTTACGCTGGCAACTTCAACCCGCAGGTTGCGCCGCCATCCGCTGCCGTGCAGGGCGCGCAGAGCGTCACCATCAACGAGGCGCCTATCACCGTCAACATCGGCACAGACAGCAACGGCGAGGTCGCAGGCCGCACCGTGCGCCAAGCCGGCATCGACGCTCGCAACACCCGCCGCACAGTCACGCGCAACGCCCCGGCGCCTAAACCCTGACCATGCCCACGCATCTCACCATCAACGGCATCTGGATCGACGTGTCGCTGCGTGAGACGCACGGCATAAGCGCCGAGCTCACGCAGCACGCCGTCGAGGATGGCGCAGACATCACCGACCACGTGCGGGCCATGCCGCCCAAGCTCACGCTCGAGGGCGTCGTGAGCAACCAACCCATCGAGCAGCCCGGCAGCCACACCAACGCGCTCGCCAGCGAGCTCGGGTTTATGGTGCTCACTAACACCTATTACGACTGGGGCACCAAGAAGCTCGAGCTCGTGGGCCCGCAAAACTCGGCGCCGCCTTACATCGGCAACATCCCCATCATCGGCAACGTCGCGTCACTGCTCGACGCGTTCGCGCCAGGTTGGAAGCCAAACAAAAAGATCTTCATGGTCGTGCCCGACCGCGCACCCGTGCCGCTCGGGCAAGCGCGCAGCGTGTCGCTCACGTTCGATCGGCCATTCAACCGCGTAGAGCAAGTCGAGACCGCGCTGCGAAACACGGTCAACGCTCGAGCGCCCGTCACCATCGTCACCGCGCTGCGCAAGTACGAAAACGTCGTGCTCAGCGACTTGTCAATCGAGCGCAACTCGGGCACCGGCGCGGGGCTGCACTTCGGGTGCACCGGGCAAGTCATCCGCACCGTCGCCAGCGAGCTCGCCACCGACCCCGACCCCTCGCAGACGCGCGCCGTGTCACCCAAGGACAAGGGCAGTCAGAACACGCAAAAGAAGTCCCCGTCACCCGAGGTCAAAGCCAAGTCGCAGAGCGTCGGAAAACTACTATTCAACCCCAACCCGCCCGAGCCCTAGCCGATGGCCTCGCAGCTCATCCCCACGACCCCGCAGCCCGACACCACGATCCGCGTCGTGCTCGGCGTCAATGTCTACTCGCTGCGCATCATCTGGTCGCAGCGTGGCGAGGTGTTCCGCCTATGGATCGCCGACTCTGCAGGCGTGCCGCTGCTCGATGGCGTACGCATGGTCACCATGTACCCGCTGCTCGTGCGGTTCCACTACAAGCCCGAGCTGCCCCCGGGCGAGCTCTGGTTTGTGGATGAGAAAAACCAAGCAGCACGCCCCACGCTGCAGGACATGGGCACGCGCTTTACACTCTACTACGCGCCCAACGGCTATCTCGACTAACCCATGAGCGACCCTGCCACATTCGTCGTCGAGCCCGGCATCGCGCTATTCGACCGCCGCTACAAGCTGCAGGTTGCTGACACCGTGATCACGGGGCTCAACATCCGATTCAACGTCAAGCGCTCGCTCGTCGGCAAGCGCCCCGGCACGTGCGACATCGATATCATCAACCTCGCCGAGCCGACGCGTAAACGCCTGCACGGCACGAAACAGATATTCTGCTCGCTCGAGGCCGGCTACGTCGGCGGCATGAGCGTGCTCTTTCGAGGCGAGCTGCTCGAGGCATGGTCAAAGCGCGAGGGCACCGAATGGGTAACCACCGTGAGCAGCACCGACGGCGGCACCAAGCTCAAGCGCTCGCGCGTCAGCGCCACCTACGGCCCCAAGGTGCCGATCCGCGACGTGCTCATCGGCATCGCCAAGACGCTCGGGCTCGGGCCCGGAAACCTCCTGCAGGCGTCATTCTCGGCCGAGATCTGGGATAAGCTGTCTAACAAGTTCGCGCAGGGGTTTGCCGCGTCGGGCGACTCTGCCGGCGAGCTCGACCGCGTCATGCGCACCGCGGGGCTCGAGTGGTCAGTGCAAGAGGGGCAGCTGCAAGTGCTCGCGCTACGTCAGGCGCTGTCAGACGCGCTCATTCTGCTCACGCCCCGCACCGGGCT